AGAAAGTTCAACTACATCACCAGCAGAAACTTTTTTTCCACTTGCAACAGTATCTTTCAAAATTGTGTATTTCATAATTTTCACCTTTTTAGCGAAGGGTGGCGATATGCCACCCTTCATTGTATCTAGTACCAATCTAGTTATTAACTAGCTGCACAGAATGAAACAGCGTGTCTAACTGCAACATCTACTGATTGCAATGCAACAACTCTTACTGTTCCAGCAGTAGCACCAGTTGAAGTGTCTACTACTATATCAAGACCACCAAAGAACCCAATGAGTAAGTCATTGAAGTTACCAAATACATAGTTGTTAGCTGTCAATTGAGCAGATACAACTACTGGATAACCATTAACTTCGTTATCAACAGCTACAAATTGAGCAGTATTGGTTGCTTTCTCTGTAGTTTTCAAAGTTCCATAGTTAGATGGATGTATGATATAAGCTAAGTCACCCATCAAAGCATTATCAACAGCAACAGCAGTTTCAATAGAAACCATTTCAGCAAAAGTTGGTGCAGCAGCACTACTTAAAGAAACAGTATTAATACCACTAGTGTTAGTAATACCTGTAGGATTTCCGCTTGATCCAGAACCTTCAAGAGCAGCATTATCAATAGCAGTTGCCATAGATTGTGCTAAATCATCTCTAATCAAGTTTTCAACATCTAATGAAGATTGAATCATTAGTTGTCTTGTTACATCTGTAAATGCACCTAAAGTTTTAGGTGTCATAGTTACAGAACCGATAACCATTTCTGATTCACCAGCAGCACCACCTTCACTTGAAATGAATTGTGCAGTTGAAGCAGAAGTCTTTTTAGGGATTTTTACATCGCCTGAAAGACCATTAAGGTTAGTAGCCAAAGGCATAACAGATGATGCATTTCTTAGTGCATCAATAAAGTCTGCTGGTCTAAAATCTTGACCAATCAAACCCGCATCATCAGAAGCGTTTAAATCCCTAGTTTTCCAGTTACTTAAAACTTCTGGTGGAAGCATAATACCTTGTGCAGTTCTGCCATAGTGTTTAGCAGCTTCTTCAGAACAAGCAAATTCAAATTCTGCTGCTCTTTGTGCTTGTTTGTCAGTTGGATTAGCTAAAGCATTTATAGCTTTTAATACTGAGAACTGACGAACTTCTTTTTTAGACATACCGATGTCACCAGTTTCTAAAGGCTTGTCGTTAGAAATATTATCTAACAATACACCTCTAAATTCTTCGACTGATATGCCATCTTGAATAGCCTTGTCAGCTAGATCACGCCTGTTGTGTTTTGCAGCAAGATCAAGAATTTCTTTTGAATTTCTTTGAAATTGTTCTCTGGCTTCAGCAACAGATTTTTCTCTAACTTCATCAAGGTTTATTTCATTTTTGACTTCTTCTGTCATTGTTTTTACCTCTATATTAGAAAGTTTGTTTTTAGAACGACCAATACCAACTGCTTTTGATTGATCTGCCGGCACGCTAACTACCGATACCTCGAGCGGAGTATGATTGACCCTAAATGTAGGTTTATCATCCTCTTTTGATTTTACTCGTTCCATTTTGTTTATCTTATATCCGACACTAATATTCTGACGAATACCATCTCGGACATCATTAAATATTTCTTCTGCTAGTTCGCTTCGACCAAAACGAACAATAGCCACCGCCCTTTTTTCAGAAGAATTTAATTTATATTGTTCGACCACTCCAATCTGTTTAGTCATATCGTGATCTAACAATAAAGGTGATCTGCCACTAGCAATAAAACTAGTATTTATATCACCTTCAGAATGAGATAAGACTTCCATTCCAAATTCCCTTTCTACAGGTTCTTCAGAACTAACACCTATTCTCACCCTTCTATTTTCTTCATCGATGTGATGCGACCTAAGATCAACAGTACGATAGACAATATCCTCTGCATCTGATCTGTCTTTGTCTTTATCTTTTTCTTCATCTTCATCGTGATAAGGTCTGGATTCCATTTCATCTTCTTCATCCATTCCCATTTCTTCTTCCATACCACCATGTTTAGCAAACTCAATGATAAAACTATCATCGGATTCTTCAACATTTATGATATGTCTTTCATCTTTGTTTTTCATCGCTTTTTCCTCTTTGTCTTTTGATGATAAAGGATGTGATTCAGGGAGTAAATCAGTATCGTGTTTACCGCCCTGAAATCTTCCATTCCGCAATGCGAAAAGGAAACTGTTTACTCTTGCATACGCCCATTGTTCAGGTGAACTGACATTAGGTCTAACTGAAGCTGGATTAGTTTTATATGCACCAATCCCTCTTTCAAATACTGCAAGAAGTGTTCTGTAAGTTGTTCTTTTAGAAGCCACATTACCGACTTCTTCGTTATGCTCTTCTACTTTTTTTCTCAGTCCTTCTTCGACTGCATTTGATACTTGTCTATCCTGTTGTGCCTGACTTGCTGAACCAGATTCCTTTTGTTCAACATATTTGATAGCTTCTAAAACAACATCTTTCATTTTTTGTTCACCAAGTGTTCCAATGATCCCCCATTTCATCTGAGCAATAATTCCGCCAATATTTGATGGTCTACCAGCTTTGTCACCTGACTTGAATTGTGAACCATCGCCAAAATGTCTAGCTGCCCATGCTTCTCTTTCTTTGATCCAACTGATAACACCATCAGTCATTTCTCCATTTCTAGCTTTAGTCCAAAGATTAAATGCTTCACTACCTCTGATGTTGCCACCAGCCTTGTAGATATCAGGATCGTTTTCTTTGACACCAGCAATAAAATCATAATCAAACTGCGGATAGTTTGAGTTTCGTAAGCTGATTTTTTTATCTTCATCTTTTGTTGGAAAATCAGTTGCCATCATCTCCACCTTGTATTTCTGCTTCAACAGGCATTTTCATCCCATAAGGTTGATAAGCAGTTTTGATTCCATATTGTTCTGCTAATGCAGTTTCTCTTTCATGTTGTTCAAACAGTTCTTCAACATCTCTACCATAGTTAGCTTGAACATCTGAGAAAGTTACGACCCCAGCTTGTAAACCATTGATAGATGCCATCATTTCTTTTTGTGGATCAACCCATGAAAAACTTCTAGGAATAAAATTAGCTGCTAATGCAAACTTATCGTATCTGCTAATTGGTAATGGTTGATTCGTTGAAGGTGATGTAGATATTGCACCTGACGATATAGCCATCTCTAGCCACTTCTCAAATACCGGTCTAACAAAATGATCTATTGTGAATCTTTGATATAACCTATACATCTCACGATCCTCTAAAGCACCAGCACGAAGAGATGAATAATTAACTGAACTCAAATCGTTAGTCAAAGCATGATAAGAAATATTCAATCCTGATGCTATGCTTCTCAATACTTGAGTTGAAAAAGGTTCAAAAGCTGATGTTGGATGTGTAGGTGAAAATTCTTTGAAGTCCATACCATTCGGAAGCTGTTCAAAAGTACCAGCTTCAGCGTTCATAATCGGAACGTATTCTTCATCTTCACCATCGCCAACATATTGGTCGCCATCGCTAGAAACAAAAAATCCCATCTTACTTGCAGCAGTCCTAGCTGCTACAATTTCTGCTTCTAAATAACCATTTAATAATTTTATGTTTGGCATTGCAGTTGCAGTTAATGGCACTCCTCTATTTTGTTCTGGTCTTTGCGGAATGTAAGCATGAATCATTTCATCAGCATTTACTCTGATGTGTTGTTGTGTATGTTGAAAAGTATTATCGAAAGGATGATTTTTATATAAATAGTAGGCTACTGGTTTTTGACTTGAATCAACTTCAACACCCATTTTGATTTTGTTACCATTGCCTTTTGCTTCTTCGTTTTTCTTTTCGTCTAAATGATCTGCTTCCAAAAATTCTATCTTGTAACCAAAATCTGAATCTCTTGATTTGACATGACGAATTAAAACTTCACCATCTCTGCATAAAGATTCAACAAATAATTTTTGACAATCTATAAACGTCAATCTGCCATTAGTTGTGCATTGTCCAAGTTTGCACCAGTTTCGCCATTGTTGCTCTATGATTCTATTTGCAACTAAATCCAAAGAACCATCATCGTTTCTTGCTTTCATTGAAAGTCTTATACCATTTGAACCGACTATGTTGCTTTGCATAAGATTCAAATATCTTTGGACATAAGAATCGTTCCTAGCTAAATCTCTCGATCTATCTCTTAGCAGTCTTAGTTGATCTTTTATTTCTGCATCAGCAGATGTAGATGTTTGCATAAAGTCAGAAAATATTCTGCCTGTATTCGCACCATTGTATTTTCTATATCGTGACAATGATCTTTTTTTTGTTCTTCTTCTGAATCTATCGTACCAAGCCATTAGAATTTAACTCCGATTGTATTGCCTGATCTTTGTTTATTTTTGATCCTAGCTTCTTTTATTTCTCTAAGATATTCAGCTTTGTATCTATTTTTCAAAGTCAGTAATTCATCAATTGACATTCTTGACAATGATCTTCCAGCAATAGAAAAAGATGATTGATCTACACTTGCTCTATTTTCTATGACTGCTTGAACCGCATCTAAAACTTTTTTTGCATGACTTCGTAAGT